AGCAGATGACACAGACAAGAAGGATGAAACCCCAGCCTCAGAAAATAAACCAGCAGACAGCAAGCTAGAACACAGGGGCAGAGGAAAGCAAGCAGTTGACCCAGCAATACAGCAAATGTTTAATAACATGGTTGACCATATGGTTGACATGGGTGCAGTAAAGAGGGAAACTGGTGGATATGTTGGTTTGTATGTTGACAAGAGAAACATTGCAGAAGTTACATTACAGAAAAAGGGTATAAGGATAAACCTTAACAGTCAGAGCCTCAGTGCTGAAAATATGGATTTATGTAAAATAGTACCCGACACTTATGGCTGGACTCTTGATAGTGTTTACAAGGTAACAAAGACCGAACAGTATGACACAGCGGTTGAAATGCTTGAACAGGGATTTGCATTTAGGAAAAAGCCAGCAGAACCAGCAAAGCCAGAAGATGACAAACAAGAACAGACAGCAGAAACAAAGTAAAAAACAGGGGGCAAATAAAGCCCCTTGTTTTTTTTATTTTCTCTATTGCATTTTACTATATATTATTATATAATATACTTGTAAAGTAAATAAGCGATAAAACTTATTGGAGGGTTGAAAAATGATTACAATAAAACAGAAAAAAGCCACAAACTTGAAAACTAAAGAAAGCCTGTATGTGAGTTTTCCTTACAGCCTTGACAGTGTAAGCAAGATTAAAAGTTTACCGAAAAGGCATTATATACCAGCAACTCACGAATGGGAAGTGCCTGTGGCTGAAATAAATAATGTGGTTGCATTATTTAGCGACCAAGAGATTAATATCAGCGGAAAGGTAAATACAAAGGTTGCGGCAAAGGTTGAAAATCGAGTATTATTTGATAAGGTTGACGGAAGTGATTATACATTTAAAACAACTCCATACCAGCATCAAATTGAAGGGTTTAATTATGGGCTTGCACATAATAAATTTTTACTCGGTGATGAACAGGGATTAGGTAAAACAAAGCAAGCGATAGACATTGCAGTATCAAGAAAAAGCCAGTTTAAGCACACTTTGATTGTGTGTGGTGTAAATGGTTTAAAATGGAACTGGCTTAACGAGATAGGCACACACAGCAACGAGAAAGGGCATATAATAGGTAGCTTTATAAATGCAAAGGGCGAAATGGAAGTTGGCAGTGTAAAGGATAGACTTAAGGACTTGAACCTTATTGCAGATGGACAAAGCATTTACAGTAAGTATTATTTTTTAGTTACCAATGTTGAAACCTTAAGGGATGCGGCAGTAAGTAAAAAACTTGAAGACATGTGCAGTAATGGAACAATCGGCATGGTTATTATAGATGAGATTCATAAATGTAAAAATGCACAAAGCCAGCAGGGAAAAGCAATACACAACCTTAAGAGTTATTACAAGATGGCACTTACAGGAACCCCACTTATGAACCAGCCACTTGATTTATATAATGTGCTTAAATGGTTGGACGTTGAACATCATAGTTTCTATCAATTTAGAAATAGATATTGTGTAATGGGTGGTTATGGTGGATATGAAGTAGTTGGTTACAAGAATCTTGCTGAATTAAGACAGGAACTTGACAATGTAATGTTAAGAAGGTTGAAAAGCGATGTGCTTGATTTGCCAGAAAAGGTTCATACGACAGAATATGTTGAAATGACAGCAAAACAAACTTTATTATATAAACAGGTAAGGGATGCAATAAGAGCGGACATTGATAAGATTAAAGTAAGCCCGAACCCACTGGCACAGCTTATAAGATTGAGACAGGCGACTGGCTGGACTGGTATTTTAAGCAGTAGTATCGCCGAAAGTGCTAAAATGGACAGAATGGTTGAACTAGTTGAAGATGCCACAGCAGAAGGCGGCAAGGCGATTATATTTAGTAACTGGGAAGAGGTTACTAAAATAGCAAAGGTAAAACTTAAGGCTTACAACCCAGCATATATCACAGGTACAGTAAAGGGCAGACAAAAGGAAGTTGATAAGTTTCAGAATGATAGTAAGTGCAAAGTTATTATCGGAACTATTGGTGCAATGGGCACAGGCTTAACACTTACAGCAGGGCAAACAGTTATATTTTTAGATGAGCCATGGAACAAGGCAAACAAAGACCAAGCGGAAGACAGGGCACATAGAATCGGAACCACTGGCACAGTAAATATTATAACAATAGTTTGCAAGGATACAATCGATGAAAGGATTAGGGAGATTGTAGACGAAAAGGGTGAGATGGCTGACATGCTTGTAGATGGCAAAATCAATAAGGCTGACAGAAGTAAAATGGTTGATTGGTTAGTTGGATAATAAAACAAAGGGGCTGGCAACCCAGCCCCACACTTTAAAAAGGAGGAACAGTTATGAAGCTGTACAGGTTAAACGGAAAACGGTTGGCAGTGGCTTGTTCGGTTGTTGTGCTTATAGTTGCATGTATTGGAGGATATGTTGTGACGAAGCACAAAATAGTTGAACAAAATAATACAAAATATGAGGAACTGGTTAAAAACCCCGAAAAAATAGCCAGCGATAACAGTATAAAGGTAAAACCAGAAGATGAAGTATATGATGAGATGCACAAAATGGCGAATACTAAAATTATCACAAAGGATGGCGAAATATGGGGCAAGGAAGACATTACCCCCAGCCTGTGCAATAAGCTGATTGTTGAAGTAACAAAGAGTAATTATTATGACAAACAAGTATTATTGAACATGCTTAACAGGTGGGTAAAAGGTGATTTTCATGATGCGGTTGCTGAACATAATTATTTATGGGATGCACTGAAGGGCACAGTTGGCGAAGCAATAAAATTAAAATAGTAAACAAGAAAGGAGGTCTGTGGCATGAAAATTATAGATGGTATAAAATATTACAAGATTGGAGAGGCGGCAAAACTTATTAATAAAAGCCCTCAGACAATAAAGCACTGGTATGAGTGGGTCGAATATACAGGGGATAAAAGTAAGCAGTTGCCAAAAGTTTATCATCTTGATAACAGAGGTACACGATATTTCAGGGAACAGGATATTCCAGTATTACAAAAGTTCGGGGAAAATATCAAGTATGGTGAAATGAGTGAGTTTAATAGTTACCTATGGGGTGAAAGGGGACAATTAATACGAGAACGAGGAACTCACAGGTGGAGAAAATAAAATATTATATAAATTTTTTATGAGCCAGCTTTAAAAAAGCTGGCTTTTTCTTATATATTTAATGTAACAACAAAATAAGTAAAAGGAGGGGTTCAAGTGGAACTCAAGGAAAAAGTTACAAAGTATTATGAAGTTGATACACAGGTGAAAAGTTTAACTTCAGAAAAGAGCAAACTTAATGCCAGCATTAAAGCAGATATGAAGGCTGGCAACCTTAAGGACTTTGAAGTGGACGGCATTAAAGCAGTTTATAACAGCTATGACAAATCCAGTATGAATCAAGACAAGTTACTGCAAAGGCTTAAGGATTTAGGACTTACCCAGTGCATTAAGACCGTTGAAGTGGTTGATGAAAAGGTACTGGAGGACATGATTTACAAGGATGAAGTAAAAGCAGTTAAGTTTGAAGACTGTGCAGTTGTTACCCCAGTTGAAACACTTACTGTAAAAAAGGTTAAAAAATCAAAGAAGGGGGATAAATAATATGGCAAAGCCAGATATTAAAAAAGGTGGTACTTTACAGGTTGAGGGCACTGGTAAGGTTGAACTTGACAGTTATGCAATCGAAGTAAATGGTAAAAAGTTGAGCAAAGAAATAATGAACATGATGGGCATTAAGGAATATTCAGATGGTGTGACTTTTTATGGCAGAGTAACAATTAAAATTGAAAACCTTGAGACTGAACCTAAAATAGAAAATACCTTGTTAAAAGGAACCCCAGTTGAAGAAGTAAAAGAGGAGGCGAAGTTTTAATGGCAAAAGTAAAAGCATTCAGAGCAGGATATGGAACAAGTTTTCAAACTGGTGGGCAGAACGGACCATGGCATAAGGTGGCTTGTGAAATTGAAATTGAGGTTGAGGGAAATGACAATGTGGAAGATGTAAAAAGAAAAGCATGGAACACAGTTGAAGCCGAAGTTGAAAAACAAGTTGATGAAATTGTTGGTGCAGAACAATAATATGAAGGGGGCTGGGATATGCCCCCTTATTACCTGTATAAAAAGGAGGAATTAATGTTGGAAGATATGATACAATTTAGTTTCAATGATAAAGATAAATGGAAAGTGCATGGCTTTACACAGATACCGAATTGCTTGCTAATGTGCACAGACTTAACAATACAGGCACGATTATTATATAGTATTATGTCGATGCACGCAATGCAGAAGGACAGTTGTTTCATGAGTCAACAACTTTTATGTGATGAAATTGGTATTAAAAAACCGAAAAATATAAGCCCATATCTTGATGAACTGATTAATGCTGGGCTTGTAGAAAAAGTGAACAGGGCTGGCATAACTAATATTTATAATATTGTTAGGTTGGAAGTTTATCAGACTCCACTAATAAATAAATTCTTAAAAACCACTTTGAAAGAAAAAGAGGTACACCCTACAGGGGGTACGAATAATAAAAAAGGAAAAATAAAAAAGAAAGAAGAAAAAGAGAGAATCCAACCTCCCTCCCCTAAAACATTATTTGATGTGAATACCTATAATGCAGTAAATGAAGTTATAGGATATTTAAACAGTAAAACAGGTAAAAACTATAAGGCAAGCACAAAGGCATATATAAAAGAGATTGAGGGCAGATTGAAAGATGGCTATACAGTTGATAACTTTAAGTATGTTATAGATGTAAAGGTTGCAGAATGGAAAGACGATAAGAAAATGCGACAATACTTGAACCCAGAGACATTATTTAGGGTAAGTAATTTCGACAGATATTTAAATCAACCAATGCCAGCAAAACAAGTAAGCAAGACTCAAGAGATGGAAGGCATTGATTATGATGACCTTAACAGGTTGCATAAAATACAGGAAACTTCGAAAAAGAGCGATGTTGTTTTCTAAACTTGCTGGGGCACTTTAAGGAGTGCCCCATTTTCTTATATATTTATTGTAGGTAATTTTATAAGAAGGAGGAACACTTATGGCATACAACTATAATTTCGATAAAAATGTTTGCTGGTTTCGAAGCAAGTGCCCGAATTATAATAACCCAGAAGAATGTTACAGGGGTTGTATTAATTATATGGTAATGGATTATCTGTGTTATACAAGCCAGATACCGAAAGCAATGCAACAGCCCGACAATTTAAAACTTGTACCCATAGAAGCAGATATGACGGCATTTAAAAGGCTGGCAGAAATTAAGGATAATATATATAGCTGGGTAGATGGCGGCTATAATTTATTAATTCATAGTGCACAATGCGGCAATGGAAAAACCACATGGGCGATAAAAATTATGCTTAATTATTTTACAAAGTTGCTGAATGGAAATGGATTTAGATGTAGGGGTGTATTTATAAATGTAATTTCATTTATAATAAGGAACAAGCAAGCAATAAGTGTAAAAGACCCAGAACTTGATGACCTTATTGAAAACTTAAGGGAAAGCGACCTTGTAATATGGGATGATGTTGGTGCAAATGATTTATCAAAATATGAATATAATTTGCTTATGGATATTTTAGATTACAGGTTGGCAAACAAAAGGGCGAACATTTTTACCAGTAATGCAAATAAAGAAGAAATGATGAATAATTTAGGACAAAGGTTTACAAGTAGGATACTTGATAGTGAAGTTATTGAAATAACAGGACCAGATGAGAGGGGGAAAAGAATATGGTCGAATTGCAAATCCTCAACAAAGTAATAAAACAGCAAAGCCTTAATATTTTAACACAAAATAATCTTGATACTGATTATTTTATAAGTTATCCAGATGAATATAAATATATTATCGACCATTATAATAAATATGGCAATGTGCCAGACGCCGAAACTATGGCAGACAAGTTCCCCGAATTCGAATTTCTGGATGTTTCCGAAAGTGACAAGTATCTTATCGAAAAGATACAGGAAGAACATTTATACAGTAAACTTGTACCGATATTGAACAAGGTTGCGGAACTGGTGCAAACAGATACAAATCAAGCAGTTGAATATTTGTTACCTAAAATTCAAGAACTGGCAACCATGCAGACAGGATTTAATGAAGGATATGACATTGTAAGGAATGCACTGGACAGGTTGCAAAGTTATAAAGAACGACAGGAACTTAATGGGTTGCTGGGGATAAGTAGTGGGCTTGATGACCTTGATGAAGTAACTCATGGCTGGCTTGCTGGTGAGGATTTAATTACCATTGTAGGGCGAACAAATGAAGGTAAAACATGGATATTATTATATTTTCTTTGTACTGCATGGCTGGCAGGAAAAAGGGTGCTATTATACAGCGGTGAAATGAGTGCCTTGATGATAGGATTCAGATTTGATACACTGGCAAAGCACTTCAGTAATTTATCCCTTTTAACTGGCGGCAAGGAACTCGGCAGTTTAACCCCAGAAGATTATTCAAGTTGGTTGCACGAATTAAGTGAAAAGACTGTGCCTTTTATAGTTGTAAC